TGATAGCATCTATCTGATAAGTCTTACTTAACTCAGCTATTTTTTTACGAGCTTGAGTAATCTTTCCTGCTTGTAATAAAGGAAGAACCTCTTTCGCAAATTCTTCATTAGATCTTTTCTCTCCTTCATGTTTATCGAATTTATCATTATTATTATCGTTATCAATAAGATCACTCTTTACATCAGCAATAATATTTTTTATGTATTGTTCTCCACCTTCCTGATTAATCCAACGTAACTTTTCATTAGCTATAGTTAAAGGTTGATTGTCATCACCTAAGACAATTTGACCATCCTTCTTAACAACAATATTTCTATTATTTGCAGGACCAATAAACAATCCTTTTAAGGCATCTAGTAATTGTTCTTCGTCTTTTGTTTTGTTATTACTATTTAAGAAAGCGACTGTTACTCCTTCTACTAATCCTTTCTTTAACTCTGCTTGTTTTTCACTTGTTAAACTTGGAAGTAAAGGATTTAATTCATCAAGAAGTTCTTGAATGTTTTGTGTTGCAGCAGATACATTACCTTCACTAATTAGCTTGCCAGCACCTGCAAGAGTAATAGTTTTATTTTTATCCCATTCATTAACTTGATATTGTGTATGTGATTTATCTTGTCTCTTGATATCAGTAGCTCTTTGATTGACAAGAGTTGGTTTAATCTCTTCGTACTCAAGAGGACTTAAAGGCTCGTCACCATATACAGTTCTGCGATACCAATTTTTATATATAGAAGAGGTAGATGGTAAAGAAGAAAGAGGTACTTCCTCTCCATCTTCATTAGTAACAGTTACATTAGATGCTAAAGTTCCTACATTTAAAGCTCTATCTCTTACTGCATTTCTTCTATAGATAGACTCTAAGTGTCTCTTTAATCTTTTATTATTTCCTACTTTATTTAAGACTGCACTAGCACTTGACCTTTCTGATTCTGGGTAAGTGTAATTATTACTTTTATCTTTATTACTAACAATATTATTTAACGACGAAGTTACTGACTTAAGAGATTTGCTTCCATCAACATCAGGATCTTTGTCGTCAGGCACTGGTCCTGTTTCTTCATCATCATCTTCTGGATTTTTTGGTGGATCTTTTGGATCTTTCTCTTTATCTTCCTCTTTATCTTCCTCTTTATCCTTCTCTTCCTCTTCCTCTTCTTTCTTCTTTCTACATTCATCTCCTTCTGGACCTTCAGGACATTCTTCTTCTTTCTCTTCCTCTTCCTTTGGGTATTGTTCAGCTAAAGCTTCTGCTCTCTTCCTAGCTAACTCTTCTGCATTAGTTGCATAAGCTAATCCTGATGTGATTGCACTATTTAAGTTTGTATTTAATGTGCCAAGAACATCTGCAAGTGCTTGGAAATTTCCATCTGCATGAGCCTTTGGAGCATCAGGAATAACAGTAGGGCCAGCGGCTGTAGGTACTCCAGTCTTTAAAGTAAATCCACCAGGTCTTGCTACTGGAGCTGGAGCACTAGGTTTTAACGAGAAGCCATCGCTAGATAAAGCAGCACTACCACTACCGCCACCAACACCTCCTAATAATCTTTTAGAAGTCTTTTTTTCTAAGGAAGGTTTCATCCGTTTAAGCCTCTATAGTACTGGTATTTTTCCCAGCCAGCAGCAGCACTAGTACCCGCACTGAATCCCTTCAACGCACCACTAAGCCCAGCAACGAAGCTGTTACTTCTAATTCTCGGTCGATCAATTGCTCGTGCTGATTTAACAAAGGTTCGTTTCTGATATGGTTGCAAGCTTGCCTTAGCACTAGCAGATGCAATTAACGATCGTTTCTTATCCGATTGTATTCCTCTACCAACAAACGCAAATCCTTTATCTTGGTTGTAGTCGAAGTTATTTTGTTTTCTAACTACATCATTAATTAAATTAATATAACTATTTCCTGTTTTACCACTCGCTAATATTCTCCCTGACGCTTCTAACGCTTCAATTCCTGATGCTTCTTTCTTCCATGCTTTAGCTTCTTCTTCTTCCATCCAACGAACATTTAGTTGAGCAAAATCTTGTTCTAGTCCTCTATCCGCTAAGTAGTCAGTCGTATTTATATTCAATTCCTGCATTAATCTCTTTTGTTCTTCTTGTGTGTTTGCTATATCTGTTCTTAAATCCTCTACTGCTATTTGAGCACGAGTGTTTTGATTAGCAACATCTATCGCAGCATTTTGCGCAGCAATATTTTGCTGGTGCTGATAGATACTCAGTCCTCCAGAAATAATTCCAACGACAATGCCGACAACGCTACACATTCTTAGATCCTCACGAATTCATAGAAGAGTCTGTTCTCTGGACCCCAGTGTAGATGTTTTTTAATGAAGGTAAAACCAAGCCACTGAATCCATTTTACATGTACTTCATTCCGTGCATCAACCATGTTGAACAATACAGGATATTTATTTTGCATGATAGCTAATGTTTTCTTTGATTCTCTAAGGAACCATCTCTTATCTATACCATCATCAAACATCGCTTGGCATCCTAGTAACCAGATGCGACCTGCGGTTTGACCATCAGGAACTACACCACCCATTGACATTACATGACCATGACGACTGATAGTTGTTAGACAAGGCTTACTCATAAAATAAGAATAGAGCAGTCCACCTTTAGGTGAAGCTCCCGACTGAGCTGTAATTTCTCTAGCATCTTCTTCTCTTAAATTCTTAGAGAGAGATTCTAAGTCTTCTAACTTTGAAGGTCTGAGATGAGAATCCATTACATTCTCCTCGCTCTATTATGTAAGAATCCTTCCCACTCAGCAGACTGGAAGCGACAAGGTAATGGACTACTACTAACAATTTCAACTTTAGTATCTATATTTCTAGCCATGACAGGTACTTTAAATGATCCTGTTTCCAAGCTTGGACTTCCTAAAAGTGGTGGGCTAGTACCTAGAGAGATTCCATTGTAAGGATATGTCTGAACATCTCTACCCGCAGGTGTAACTTTTAATTCAAAGGCAGAAGTTTCATCAAAGACAACAGACCAATTCCTTAATTGTAGATAAGGACCAGAGGCTACAGCTATACCACCACCTTGAGGTTCTTCCTTTAGATAGGGTGTACTGAATTCATAAGTCATGTCATATAGCTCACCAATATAAAACTTTGCACCTGTTAGATCTCCTAACACAGTCATCGTTCCATTACTACCAGATCCACCTGCAAGAGTTTCACTAGTTGGCATGATGACTTGACCATGACGAATAGTAATTAGATTTTGAAATGTATAAGTATGTGCAGTTGATGTAGCAGTAACAGCAAGACCTACTCCTTCTCCAATTGACTTACTCCATAGGTGAGAAGGGAACCCGTTGATAGTTACATTGTCAGAACTATTACCTGTTGTTCTTGCATTAGTTGCAACACCTGAACCATTAACAGTTAAACCACCCGCATCTCTAATAGAGACTGCTGTTCCATTTGAAGGTGCGGAAGTTGGAAAGCTCTGTTCATCTGCGTATGCTCCTGTGTCGTATCTTCCTACTACTGCCATGATTCCTGTCTTAGAGATGGGATAAGGCAGAGTGATTGTTGACTGTGCTCCTAATCCACCAGGGTTTGTAACAGCAATAGAACAACTTGCTTCTGTTGTTTTCCTATCTAGTAATAACTCTATTGTTGTTCCTACATCTACAGACTCTGGACGTAGTGAAGTCTTTTCTAAATAAACACCATCAGAATACTGGGTAATAATATAAAGATCATTATCTAATGTAAACGTACCGAGGATTGTCTTCTCTCCTTTTACTTCCCAGTAAGACCAAGATGATTGCAACTTATGCTCTTGTTCAAATAAGAATTTATAGAGATAGATTCTCTTTGGTTGATCCTTACTTAATGCAATGATCGCTTCTTCTGATACTGATGAGACTAAGTTAATTAGATTAGCTGGAATAAATCTAGGAACAGAAGCTGTAACTTCTGAAGTATCAGGAACTGATCCCGTTACATCAGGCAAGAAGTATTCACGTAATCCACTGAACTCTCCCTTTGGTAGTGGGAAGAAACAGGTACGACCTACTGCTATTGGATCAACTCCTGTATCCATTTCAAACCTAGTCATTGCAGTGATCGTTGCAGTCGATGGTGTTAATGGAGCTGCAACACCTGAGCTGCCTGTATCTAATCTGAACTGACCAATACGACTGAAGAGTAGAAGTGTATTGGCAAAAGCCAAACTACTCACCAAGATATTTACATCAGTACCACCTGCGTTCAAGTCAATCGGATCACTATCAACAACTGTTTGTACTGTCTCAGGCCAGAACCTTCCATAGTCAGCAGCAGCAGATAGTACTACTTTCTCATCTGCGAGGAAAACTAATCGGTTCCTAAAGACATTGATGCTTTGAATAACTTGTCCAACGAAAGAAGGATTACTTGCAGTTGTAACATCACCTGCTATTCGATGTGACCATGTATGTTTCTTAAATGTAAAGTCTCCATTGTCTTCTCTCACTAAAACGTGAGGCATGGTAGCAGCATCGAATTGATAAACAATTGCAGGAGCTACTGTCTCTCTCCATATCCCTTCACCAAAGCCACTATTGCCAGAAGATAATTCAAACTTCACATAGTAATCATCTAAGGATGTAGCAGTTGTTCCTTGAACTTTAATGATATGACCATGTTCTGCTCTGGTAGGCAAATCAGTAATGCCATCAACTACTGCCTTTACAACTTTTGTATCTATACCTGTCGTGTCATCTGTACTAGTTAAGGTATAAGATCCACCATCATCTTTAGTTATACGAATAATGAAATCATCATTGGTAACAGTAAAGCCAGAGATTGTGTTCAATGCTGTAGCCAAGCTGTCAGCAATGGTGACTGTGCTAGCTGTTCCACTCCCTGCTGTTGGAGTGGTATAAGTTTTAGCTGTCCCATTAAGGGTGACTGTATAAGTTGTATTTAAGTTTGCAGCTTTAACAAAGACAATTGATTTAGTACCAAAGGTAGGAGAAGTAGTACTAGCCATTGCGACTGTCTTCTCTCTGTTATTGATGAATGAATAGTCAGCAATACTTGTGAGTCGAAATTTGTTAGCAGGATCAGAAGTGTTAGCGACATCTAAATAACCTTTACCATCAGGAAATGCAACAGTTTGTTCAGCTCCATCTAATCCAAATACTTTTAAATCTCCATCTGTAATTAGAACAATATATCTAACAGTTCCATCTCTATCTACTACATCTATAAATGGTCTTGTTGTACCTGCACTACCAGTAAATAACTCATCGACATGTGCAAATGGAGGACGTTTCTTTAGTCCTTCCACTGAGCTAGGCATACAGTTAATAACTGATTCGGCTTGTGATGCCAGCCTTAAAGCAGGTGGTTGTTGGCTTACCCCGTTGATGAGGTTTGGAATGGCAGTACTAACTAAAGGCATGAGCTATCGAACAAGAGCACGACTAGGTATGTATGTTTGGAACACACCTGTATGGTTTGGATTTCCTCTTAACATATTATGTTCACTCTTAGTTGTTTCTTCTTCTATGAATTGAGATCTAGCTTCTGACTCTGCTGTTAAGTTAATAGCTCCTAAGTCTGTACTTCCAACAATTGATTCTTGGAGTTGTCTTCCAGCTCTAGTCATTATGTATTGATGAGCATGTTCAGGAAGCTCATCCCAGTCAAGCATGTAAGTTACATCTGCCTTTAGATCTTCAGTGAAGACAGAGGTCTGACCACGCCTGTCATATAACTTAGTATTCTTTTGAATAACGTCTAGGTCAGGGAACTCATAGATGTCTACTACTACCCTGCTTACA